CTATGCTGCGACGCAAGTATCGATGAACAGCTCCTCTTGCCCCGCAATCGACTGGCTGTCCATCCTCATCGGTTTGGGCGGCATGTACTGCATGTGCGGCGACGTCAGTGCGAAGACGATATCGTGTCCTTCAAATACAACAAAAGACTCTGGCACTTGCTTTTCCAGGGATTTCAAGTTCTTCCTGGCAGCCTCCGGGTCTGTCTTCAGGCGGATCAACTCGTCCATCGCCTTATCCTGGATTTGCCCAGATTCCCATCTCTTTACACTTGCAATGCCGGTTCCGAGGTATTCGGAGAAGCGTTGCTGCGTCATTCCCAATTGGGTCCGCCGAGCGCGAATTTCACTCCCAGTCAATAGGTCGTGACACTTGCGGTACTCGTCGGAAACAAGCCGCGTAAACTCCGCACTCTGTTCGCTATCGATGGTCTCGAACCCGCAATGATCGCATTTCAGACCGTCAGTTTCGACGGTAAAGGTCTCGCCATGGCGAGACCCTTCCACCCGGATCATTTGGGGGCTCAATGTCCCCTCGTCGCATTCAAAGCAAGTCAACACGTTTCGCGCCTCGCTATTCCTTATCGGATACTTTGATTGGCAAGTTTAGGGGCCTATGCTCGTGGAGCGAATAAACTACCAGCCGCGGTTTCCCGCACCGAGCGGCCACCGCAAACTTAAAATACATTACCCTTTTGAATTCAACAGATTGCCACCTAAACGCGCAAAGACGTTCGCCCTTCAGCAGACCCGATGAAGTGTAATCGTTGGGAGGGTTGGGACCCCGCCGAGCGGCAGGTGTGATCTCCTGGAGGGCAATATCGACCGCCATATAACGCTCCTCGGCCGTCAGCAAGCCCAGGTCGTATAGCTCGCTTTCGAGCTTTGCGTTGCCAAAGAAAAATCGCTTATAGTCCTCAAGAGCATCTTTGGCTGATTGGATTGCCTCAGCCGACTCTTGATCGGATGGTATCATTTGATCCCCGGCAGAGTCAAGGACCACCGAAGTCCTGTTACGCCCGTGTTTCGTGCCAGAGGTGCCCGCTATGCTGGTAAGTTCTGGATGTATCAATACTAAAGTAATCGATGTTCCAGTGTCCACTCATGATTTGATGGACGCGAACGGGGATCACCAGCGAACTGCTTCCAGGCAGGTTCGTCCAGGATCAGCTGCCGGCGTCCGAGAACACTGAGGAGTTCGTGGGCTGAAACTCAGTTTTTTCTGTTGACGAATGAACCCCCGTCTTGATATTCAGGTGGGTTAGGTTGCGGCCTCGCCGAAGAGACGGGACTCGCAAGCGCACCTTCCGAAGGTGGCATACGCATTCGCTTCCAGAGTGACGTACCGGCGGGCCGGGCGCAAAAATAGTCCGACATCCAGTAATCGCTACCAGTGTGTCCAAACGAATCATGAGAATCTTTGTGTTTGTGGGCCCCAGAATCATCGAGATCTGTGATGATGTCAGCGTGCGCCGGTACATCGGAGCGCCGAATGCCGAAGTCGTGCGCAAGCGCAAGACCGGTCAAATCGTCCAGGTCAACCTGAAGCCGCACGGCGATGATTCGCTCCGGCCATCTCTGCATGATGATGCCGGCCCTACGTATCGAGAACAGCTTGGGCCGCATCCGCTGGTGGTAATTAAGCGTCTGAATCCGGCGACGGGCCAGTTGGTCCGGTGGTCCGATCGCGACAAATTCAACCCTCGCCGATTCAATCCAGACGCAATTCCGACCTCAGTTATCGCAGGGCGAACTCATGATGGCACGCATGGGTAGCGCGGGTGGTAGGCACCCCGCGATGGAACGCGGCTTAAGACCGGGATGGTGCGGCTGGCCATTCTGGCGCGAGTTTCGTCAATTGGCTGCCAAGCTGAGCATGCGGTCAGGGGCGGCTGGGCGTCCGAGGCGGCGGGTGGTCTAACCGGCCAACCCGGAGCCAGACGACGCGACACGGGGCACCCAGGCGCGAACGGGTAGCGGATTCCGCAGTAAGCCAGGGCGCGCGTCCAACGTGGGACTTCCTGGCCTAAACCAAAGGTGGAATATGCTCTTGCAGGAAACGGCAGCCCAAACCGCACAAGTTCAGATCTGGCCAATCGATCGGCTCGTCTTCTACATTCGGAACCCGAGGAAGAATGACGCTGTCATCGACCGCATGTGCGCGAGCATCCGCGAATTCGGCTTCAAAATCCCCGTCTTGGCGCGCAGCGACGGTGAAGTTGTTGACGGCCATTTGCGTTTGAAGGCTGCGCGCAAGCTGGGATCGTGGCCCGGCGGTGACACGAGTTCAATCCCTGTGCTTCTGTGCGACGAGTGGACCGAAGCGCAGGTGAAAGCCTTTCGCTTGCTGGTGAATCGGTCGGCGACATGGGCAGCGTGGGACGAAGAGCTTCTCGCTCTTGAGCTGCAGGAACTCACCGCGGCGGAGTTCGACCTGTCCTTAACCGGTTTCGACCCCAGGGAGATCGATGACCTGCTGCTGGCGGCCGACGACGATGCGGCTAACACCGTCCCGCCAATCCCCGACAACCCGGTGTCCCGCCCGGGCGACCTTTGGCTCTGTGGCAATGGGCGCAGTCAGCATCGCGTCCTCTGTGCCGATGCCACCAGCGCGGAAGCCGTCGCACGGCTCCTGGGGGAACGCAAGCCAAAGCTGATGGTTACCGACCCGCCGTACGGCATCGAGCTCGATAGCGAGTGGCGTGACCGCGCCGCCTGAACGGCTGTGGACCTGCCGAGGCGAGCTACATGAAGCACCGCACGGAAGGCCACACCGAGACGACCATCTCCGGCGACACGCGAGCCGACTGGTCGGAAGCCTTCGAATTGGTGCCGAGCCTGCAAGTCGCGTATGTATGGCACGCCTCGACGTTCACGCGCGAGGTTCTGAACGGCCTGCTGCGCATCGGCTTCGAGCATCATCAGCAAATCATTTGGGACAAGGGGCGGACGGTCCTAACCAGGACGCTGTACTGGTTTCAGCACGAACCCTGTTGGTTTGTGCGGCGCAAGAACGCACCGTGGTTTGGGAGGGCCGGCGAGAACTCCACGATTTGGGCATCGCCCTCGCCGAAGTTCATTATGGGCGGTTCGGACGAAGAGAAATTCGACCATCCCACGCAGAAACCCATCGAGCTCTTTCGGCGCCCGATTCTCAATCACCTGAAGCGCGGCGAACTGGTGTATGAGCCCTTCCTGGGGAGCGGCACGACGTTGGCCGCCGCCGAACTCACGGAGCGCGTCTGCTGCGGCATCGAACTGGATCCCAAATACGTGGACGTAGTCATCCAGCGCTGGCAAACGCTGTCCGGCAGGAAAGCTACGCTCGACGGCGACGGGCGGACCTTCGAGGAGATCGCCGAGGAACGCCGGAACGTGCCCGCGTGAATCGCTCGCTGCCGCGAGGAGATCGCGGCGCTGGAAGCGCAACTACGCGCAGGGCATACGGACGTGCAGGGATTGTGCTGGGCGCTGGTGGACTGGTCGGCGGAACTCCGGCTGCTGCAAGGGTCGGCCACCGTTGCGCCACGTTTGGCCCACGTTCGCTCCAGTGGCGACCAGTTGGCGTGTCGGCCAACGCTCGTGCGACGCGGGCAGGGGTGGGAACAGAAGGCCAAGAACGGCAAAAAGCCCGCCGCGGCCGGAGCCGGAGCGGGCCAGGAAGAGGGGTTTGATGCTACTGGTTGATCCGGTAGGTGCGGTCGCCTTTCTCGGATTTGAAAGACTCGACGGTGTAGCCGGCCTTTTTCATCGCGCCGGCCATGAACCCGCGCACCGTGTGCTTCTGCCAACCCATCTTGTCCATGATCTCCGCCAGCGTGGCGCCGTTCTTCCGCTGGAGCATTGCGACCACCTGGGCAGTCTTGCTGCCCTCGCGCGGCCCGGCGCTTTCCGGCGTTTTCGCGGCCTTGGGCGCCTTCTTAGCGGGGGTGGCCTTCTTGGTCGCCTTGCCCTTTGCGGGCGCGCCCTTGGCGGCCTGCTCGCCACCCTTGGGTTTGCGCTCTGCCTTCGGCTTCGGGGCGTCGCCCAGGGTTTGGATCTGCTCCCAGATCCGGCCTGTTGCGACCTTGGCTGTCTTGAAGCCCTTCACCGGCTTGACGCCCGGCAGGCTGTTCCAGATGGCTACCAGACGCTCCGCGGGCCACTGCCCGACCAGGCTCAAGAGTTCCTTTTGGCTGGCGAAGGTATCAAAAGGCGTGGCGGTCGCCGCGGCGGCTTCGTCCTGGGTGGCGAAGGCGCTGATGTTGTTCTCGGTATCGATCGTAAACGTTTTCATGTAAGTTCCTTCCTTTGCACGGCTTACCGTGACGATCACATTCATCACTCCGATGGCCCCGGAAGGCAAGGCGGAAGTTCAACGCTTCGGAAGAAAGTTTGGATGGCGATCCGCAGGTGCAGAGAGCGTGCGGCGACAAGGCACGGAAGCTCACGGCCCTGCGCGAAAAGCGCGGTAAGCGCGATAAGTACGGCAAATGCCGCAGGTGCAGCAATTATGGTCAGCGGGGTCGTTGGCGCGATATGCGCGATAAGCGCGGTAAGTCATCACGCGAACCCCTTTCCGCGCTTTTCGCGCTTACCGCGCAGGCGATGAGCACACAAGGTAGGAGCTATTTTCCAGATCGTCGGTTACGAGGAGTTGGCAGTGTTGGCGACGACACGTCCGGGTACCGGCTGCGTACGAAACGCTATGGCGGTAAGAGAGAGCGCAGGATTTCATGCATGACACGGATACTCTGGTCTGTCTGGAAGAGGAACTGAGCGTGCGCGGAACTATCCAGAACGATCAGGTCTATCGGTCCTGGAGTTTCTCCGTCCTGAGCGCGGATGTCCTCGCCGCACTCGGATTGTAGGAATATGGATATCCCGAACACAAGGACGGCCGAAAGGCCTCCCCACGCTGAATAATCGCGTCGAAGCACCTTTTTTGAGCGCTTGCTGCTAAGATGCATTTTCGGACGGCGCTATGGAACGTGGTCATGGCATCTCACAGGCTGCTCATCGAACCGACATCAACGCCAGAGCCATAAAGCCATCGGAAATTGCGCGGCTACTCGCCGACCGCTGCGGGGTTTCGATAAGAGTTGCTAGACAGCTTCTGAAGACACTTGCCAACACAGCCGTCAGCGAGGTGAAGGAGCGAGGACAGTTCGTCATTCCAGGGATCGGGCGGCTGGTCCGAATTGATCAAACGGATCAGAAAGCGCAACGGGATCGGAATCCGCCGCTTCCGCCAAAATCCTCTCAGAAGTTCCACAAGGAATTTGAGGGCACAGCAAAGACGCCCAGGCGGCGGAGGACGGCGGCAGCCGATCGTACTCACGGCCTTGTCGTAAACACGCTAGCATCCGAATTGAAGCGGTGGCAGGTGTCGAATGACAAAAGCCGTGACCTTTATCTCTCGAACAGAAAAGGCCAGATGGTGGCCTTGTTTGAAGTCAAAACTGCAACGACACTCGCACACATCCATACCGCTGTAGGCCAGCTTTTCCTAAACAGTTTTCGCGTATTACCCTGTCCCGCACTTGTACTGGTTGCCCCGGACGACATAGGGCTCAGGACGTGCGCCGCTCTGGCGGCACTCAAAATTGAAGTACTGAAGTACAAGATCACACGGAACGAAGTAACTTTCACCCGCCTTCCGGGGCTACTCTCGAAGATCGCGTAGCATCTAGCCGTAAAGCCCTGCGAATCGACGCGAGTGAAGATGCTGTGGCAATCGCTAAGGCCGAAAGAGCGCACTAGCGCCGGCACTGACTCGAAGACTTTAACGGTGCACCGAGATGGGAGTTGCGCTGTTCCGGTTCAAGTTGACGCAACGCCCATGTCGCGGAAGTGAAGCCCAAATGCCCCGAACTTGCCACCGAGATAGGGAAGGAATGGCACCCGGACCAACCGCCGCCACGCGACGCACCCCAGCGCACCACGGCGCGAGTGTTGGCCAAACGTGGCGCAAGGGACGGCGCAGGTTCAAATCGCGGGACCTGAAATGCCATTTCTTTGGGCGGCTGGATAGGTAGCGCAAAGTCTTTAGTTAGTTGCACTTATTTAGGTGGTCAGAGCGGGTGGTCACCCCTGGTGGTCACCCACAGGCGATAAGCAAATGGCATTCGATAGGGCGACAGAAGATCAGATCGCGCAGGCTGCCGCCAGATGACGGGAGTCTCGCAGCGGGCATACGCCCGGTTGCGCGGCGTGGCGATGAGCGCGGTACAGAAAGCCATCGCGAGCAAGCGGATCACGCCGAACGCTGACGGAACCATCGATCCGGAGCGGGCGAACGAGGAGTGGGATCGGAATACATTCGCCGGCAAGACTCTGCACCAGGCGACACAGCAGGCGACCAGCCCGAAGGCGGTGCCACGCAGTCCCCTTCCCCCACCGCGTGCCGGTTCGGGAATGCCGAGCCAGCCCGAAATGTCGGGCGATCCGGTTACCGCATATCTCCGGGCCCGCGCAGTGACGGAGACGTACAAGGCGCGGACGGCGCAGCTGGAGTATGAGGAGCGCGCCGGCAAACTGATCCCGGCTACCCAGGCCGGGGAGTATGCTTCGTCCTTTTCGAACATCGCTCGCGATCAGGTGTCGGCGTGGGCGGATCGGTTGACGCCGGTGCTGATGCCGTTCTTCGCGCCGGGCACGGATGAAGCCGTAATCCACAGGCTGCTGATGAGGGAAGGCGACTCGGCGCTGCGCAGGATCTCGAAGGCAATAGCCGACGCAGGTTACTGATGGCAGCACCATTCTCGATGTACCAGGTCGGCGCGGAAGCGATGCTGCCGCCGCGCGAGATCACTCTATCGCAGTGGTCGGACGAGAACGTCGTCCTGGCCGGCGCCGCCGCGGCCGAGCGTGGGCAGTGGCAGACTCGACCCTACCAGCGCGAGCCGATGGACGTGTTAAGCCCGTCCCATCCCTGCAAGATGGCCGTGCTGATGAGCGCGGCCCAAATGTTGAAGACGAGCATCCTCGTGAACTTCCTGGGCTACATCGCCGACGTCGATCCCGGCCCGGTGCTGGTGGTCGAGCCTCGGAGCGAGGATGCCAAGGCGCTGTCCAAGGATCGCGTGGCGCCGATGTTCCGCAATACGCCGTGTCTCAAGGGGAAGCTGGCGGCAGTCAAATCGCGGGACTCGAACAACACCGCTCTCCACAAGGTCTTCACCAACGGGAGCGGCCACATCACGTTCACCGGCGCCATCTCCCCGTCCGGCCTGGCCATGCGGCCCATCCGCTACCTGCTGTTGGACGAGGTGGACCGTTATCCGGCGAGCGCGGGAACGGAAGGCGATCCCGTAGCGCTGGCCGAAAGGCGCACGGGCGAGTTCGAGCGCAACAAGAAAGTCATCATGTGCTCGACCCCGACGGTGGACGGAGCGAGCCGCATCCAGAAAGCGTGGATCGAAAGCGACCAGCGGGAATACTTCGTCCCGTGCCCGCTGTGCAATCACTTCCAGGTGCTTGTCTTCGGTGGCGGCGCAACGGGCGGCGGGTTGGTGTGGCCGGAAGGCGAGCCGGAGAAGGCAGCGTACTGCTGCGAGAACTGCCGGCAGGAAATCCCGCACCACCACAAGGCGTGGATGGTAGAGCGGGGCGAATACCGCGTTCAGAACCCTGGATCGGCTATTCCGGGCTTCCGCGTGTCGCAGTTGATCTCGCCCAAGCGAGGTTGGGGAACGATCGCCACCGAATTCCTGGCCGCCAAGAAGTCGCCGGAGACGCTGAAGGCGTTCCTCAACACCGTGCTGGCGGAACTGTGGGCAGAGCGGGGCACGGCGCCGGATTGGGAAAAGGTGTATCTGCGGCGGGAGCAGTACGAGCTGGGCGTCGTGCCGGTAGGCGGCCTGCTGCTGGTGGCCGGCGTGGACGTCCAGGACGACCGGCTCGAGGTGGAGATCAAAGTTTACGGGCGCGGCAAGGAATCCTGGTCGGTCGATTACCGGGTCATCCAACTTCCCGACCAGAGTGGGCAGCCGATCAAGACCTCGGCGCCGGAGGTCTGGCTGGAATTGGATGCGCTCCTGGCGAAGGACTGGCCGCGCGCGGCGGGCGGGACCATGCCCATCCTGGCGATGGCGATCGACAGCGGCTTCCGGCCGCAGATGGTGTATGACTTTGCCGCGCGCCACCCGCAGCCCGCGCACGGGCCTGCCGGCGATGCGATCGCGGCGCCGCGGACCGTGATCCCGACGAAGGGAACAGACAATGCGTTCAAACTGCTGGCCTCGGTGTCGAGCACCGACGCGGCTCGGAAGCGGCAGAACGTCCGCATCTGGAGCATCGGCACGCATTGGGCGAAGCAGGAGTTCTACGACTGGCTGCGCCTGGAGCTTCCCACCGATCCGGACGAAGCGTTCCCGGCAGGCTACCAGCATTACGCATACGGCGATGCCGACTTCTACAAAGGGCTGTGCTCGGAGACGCGGGTCGTGCGCGCCGCGAGCGGCAAGGTCGAGTGGGTCAAGGACCCCAACGTGCGGAACGAGCCGCTCGACCTGGCAGTCCTCTGCCGGGCGGCGTCGGCAGTCTGTGGGATCGATCGGTTCACCGATGAGGACTGGGCGGAGTTGGAAGGGAACATTCCAACCGCCGCGCCGCGGACGCCCGGCACTGATGGCTATTGGAGTGGGCGCGATGACCTCTGGGGCACGCGCGGCGGTGGGGACTGGTTCAAATGATCCAACTGACCGAACTGCAATCGATGCGCGACACACTGCAACGTGCCATCTTCAGCGGTACGCGCCGGGTGCAGTTCACGGACCGCACGGTCGAGTACAACAGCGTCGACGACATGCGGAAAGCGCTCGCCGACATCAACACCGAGATCACCAAGGTTTCGGGTCCGGCGCCATCCTCTTTCACCCTGGCAATGCACACCCGAGAGTAAATGAACGCCATCGACAGGATGATCGGCTACTTCTCGCCGGAGCGAGGCTACCGTCGCGCGCAGTATCGCGCCGCGACTCAGGTCTTCGCCTACGACGGCGCGAAGTCGGGCCGCCGCACCGACGGCTGGATTGCTGCCGGCGGCGACGCCAACACCGAGGTCGGCGCCTCCCTGGTCTCCTTGCGCAACCGCTCCCGCGACCTACTGCGCAACAACCCGTATGCCACCAAGGCGATCGCGGAGCTGGTAGGCAACACGGTCGGTACCGGGATCGTGCCGCAGGCTAAGACGGGCATCCCGGCACTCGACGCGATCATCGATGCGGAGTGGCCCTACTTTGCGGAGAATTGCGATCCCGGCGGTCAATTGGATTTCTACGGAATGCAATCGCTGATCGTCCGCACAACCGCCGAGAGCGGTGACGGCGTCGTTCGCTTCCGTGGGCGGCTGCCGCAGGACAATTTCCGCATTCCTCTACAGCTCCAGGTGCTGGAGGGCGACTATCTGGACGTGGCGCGCACGATGGGCACGGCCACCGGGCATGTCATCCAGGGAGTGCAGTTCAACCTGTTCGGCCAACGCGAGGCCTACTGGCTATACAACTACCATCCGGGCGGCGTCTACATGCTGAACCCTCGCGGCGGGATTCTTAGCCAGACTGTACCCGCCAGCGAAGTGATGCATACGTACTGCATCCTGCGTCCTGGCCAGGTGCGTGGCGTGCCATGGCTGGCGCCGGTGATGCTGGCCCTCCGCGACCTGGATGACTACCGGGACGCCGAGCGCATGCGGAAGAAGACGGAGGCGTGTCTGGCGGGGATCGTGACGCGTCCCGAGGGTTCGGGCGGCTTGCCCATCGGCGCGAAGTCGACGGACCCGAAAACGGGCAACACGCTCGAACGGATGTACCCCGGCATGATCGAGTACCTGAAGCCGGGCGAGGACATCAAGTTCAACGCACCCCACGGCACCGGTGGCTACCGCGAGTACCTGACGACGGAGTTGCAGGGCATCGGCGCCGGCGTGGACGTGCCGTACGAGCTGCTGTCCGGGGACCTCTCCCTGGTCAACTATTCGTCGTACCGCGCGGGCATGCTGGGCTTCCGCAACGCCATCGAGGCATTCCGCTGGCTGACGCTGATCCCGATGTATTGCCGCCCGACCTGGCGCAGGTTCATCGACACCCTGGTGTTGATCGGCAAGCTGCCGGAGGCCCACTACGGCGTCCAGTGGACCGCGCCCAAGTTCGAGTCCGTCGATCCGCTGAAGGATGCCATGGCCGAGTTGAAGAAGATCCGCACGGGCACCCTGACTCTGACCGAGGCGATCCTACAGAACGGCTACGACCCGGAGAAGCAGTTGCTCGAAATCCAGCGAGTCAACGAGTTGCTGGACGAGTACGGAATCATTCTGGACTGCGATCCGCGCAATGTGAACGACAAGGGCGTCGAGCAGCCTACCACCAGTGGCGAGGCAACCCCCGACGTACCTAAGCCGAAGCCGACAGTCAAGGCGTCGGCAGAGTTTTCCGACTCGCGGCTTACCAGGACCTACCGATCGTAGCGCCCGAAGGAGTGTGTTCATGCCAGACGAAGTTTCAGAGAGCCAGGAAGCCGTGGCGCCGGCCGAGGTGGTTGCCGGCGCAGTGGCGGAGGCCAGCTTGGGTGCGGCCCTGCCCGGTAGCGCATCCACCGACCAGCCGAGCGCAGAGGTTGACGCGGGCCCGGCTGTAGAGCGCTTTGCGGTGCCGGTGGAATTTGCACCGGCCTCGGCCAACGACGACACCCGGACGATCGATGCGGTCTGGTACACCGGCGCCAAGGTCCCCCGGTTTGACTGGCGCACCGGCGAGGAGTACGACCTCGTTCTGTCCATGAAGGGCTGCCGGCTGGATCGCCTCAACAACGGCGGGCCCGTGCTCGACTCGCACAACGCGTATGGCGTCGAAAGCCAGATGGGCGTGGTGCGGCGTGCTTGGGCCGAGAAGACGACTGGCAAAGCGACGATTCAGTTCAGCAAGCGGGATGCTGTGACACCCATCTGGAACGACGTGCGCGCCGGCGTCGTGCAAAACCTGAGTCCGGGGATGTGGATCTACAAAAAGGTCGATACCACTCCCAAGGGTCAGGAGCGCAAAGAGTTCACAGCGACGGATTGGGAGCCGTTCGAGATTTCCCTCGTCCCGGTACCGGGCGACGCTAACACGACTTTCATGTCGGCAGCGGGAACGCAACAGCCGACGCCGACTGTAGTTGAAACGCAACGGGCATCTGCCCAAAAGGAGAAACCTGTGGAACCTATTACCCAGGTCGCGGGCGAAGAGGCCCGCCAAAACGAAGCAGTACTCGGCGCGGCGCGCGACGAGGCCGTGAAGGCGGAACGGTTGCGGGCGACCACGATTCGCACGATGGCAGTCCCCTTCAAACTGGAGGAAAAGTTCGTCACCGCGTTGATCGATGATGGCCTGTCCCTCGAAGTTGCCCGCGAGCGCATCATGGCGAAGCTCGCCGCGCAGTTCACCGACCATCCGACCGATCCCACCAACTCGGGCGTGACGATGGGCGCGGACGCCACCGACAAGCGGCGCAAGGGCATGGAGGCCGGCATTCTGTTCCGGGGCAATCCCGGCGATGCTGCTTTGCGCGAGGCAGGGCGGGAGTACGCCGGCCTGACGTTAGTGGACATCGCGCGCGAGTGCCTCGATGCTGCCGGCGTGAAGACGCGCGGCATGTCCCGAAACGACATCGCCCGGGTGGCTCTCCAGGGACGATTCGGTGCCGAGGAGTATTTCGCCTCCGGCATGATGACCACCAGCGACTTCCCCAACCTCCTGGCAAACGTCGCCAACAAGACCCTGCGCCAGGCGTATGAGGCCGCGCCGCGCACTTTCACTCCGTTCTGCCGCCAAGTGTCGGCAGCGGACTTCAAACCAATCAACCGTGTGACGCTGAGCGACGTTCCGACGCTGCCCAAGATCAACGAAAAGGGCGAGTTTCATCGCACAGCGCTGACGGACTCTAAGGAAACCTACTCGCTGGCTACCTTCGGCGAGATCGTGGCGATTACCCGCAAGGTCATCGTTAACGACGATCTGCAAGCGCTGACCCGAGTTCCCGCCGGCCTCGGACAGGCGGCGGCCCAACTGGAGAGCGACACCGTCTGGGCTGTCATCACCGGCAACCCGAACATGGCGGACGGGGTCGCCCTCTTCCACGCGAACCACCACAATCTCAACACCACCAACGCGCTGGCAAATGCCGCTCTGGGAGTGGCACGCGCCGCATTGCGGATCCAGAAGGCGCCCAAGGGCACCATCCTCAACCTGCAGCCTCGGTACCTGATTGTCCCCGCCGCGCTCGAACAGACTGCCGATCAGCTGATCTACCCGATCAACCTCGCCGCTACTGCAGTGACCGGTGTGGTGCCGACCTGGATCCAGTCCCTCACCAAAATCGTGGAAGGCCGCTTGGACGCGGTTGCCTCGGTCGGCGTGACGAACTGGTTCGTGGCGGTCGATCCTTCCCAGATCGACACGATCGAGTACTGTTACTTGGAAGGGCAGCAGGGCGTGTACATCGAGACCCGCCAAGGCTTCGAGGTGGACGGCGTCGAGATCAAAGCGCGGCTGGACTTCGCGGCTGGCGCGATCGACTTCCGCGGCCTCGCGAAGAACACCGCATAGGGCGGTGGTGCAAGCATATCCGAATTCCAAATCAAAGGAGAAAGTACCTTGACTAACTTCATCCAAACGGGTGACACCCTCACAGTCAAAGCGCCCTACGCCGTAACGAGCGGGTCGGGCATGAAAATCGGAACAGGCATGTTTGGCGTGGCGTCGGTCGATGCCGCACAGAACGACCTCATCGAAGCCGCGATCGAAGGTGTGTTTGACCTGGCGAAGGATGCCAGCACCTTTACGGATGGCGCGCTGGTTTACTGGGACGACACCGCCAAGAAAGGAACCTCCACCGTCAGCACGAACCTCAAGATCGGCGTCGCGGCGCTGATCCAGGCCGACGGCACGTCCGCCCCCGGTGGGGCCACAGGCGATGCGACCGTTCGCGTCAGGTTGAACGGCTCGTTCTGACCCGCGCCGCCCGCGATTCATCCAATGTCGAACTGGTCCCAAATGGCAGCGGCGGCGAACGCCGCCATGCAGCAGACGTTCGGCGAGCCGGTGGTGTACCAATCTGCGCAGGCGGGTATGGCTGTGGGCGATCCCGTGACTGTCACCGCAATTCGCCACCCGCGCGTGCGCGATGAGTCGGGAGCGCTGGCGAACATCGAAGAGATCTCCGTCAATCCGTCAGATTTTTCGGTGTTCCCGCAGCGCGGGGACTGGGTGACCGCTTGGGGGTCGCAATTTGTGGTGGGCCCTGTGCGCCAGCCCGATCCGTACGGCCTGGTCGAATTGTCGCTGACGGTGCGGGCGGGGTAAGCTTCCGATGGTTAACCCGAAGACAATTCTCGCGGAGTGGGTGGCGGCACTCCAGGCGCTTCCGGATTTGGTGGAGGCGCTGGGCGGGGACGCCACCCGGATCCAGTTCTATAGCGAGAACGCTACGGTCTTCGGCCAGCAGACCCAGAACAACAGCCGGCTGGCCATTCTATCCATGCCACCCGGCTCGATCATGGTCGAATGGCAGGGCACCGGGCCGACCAGGCTCGGCACCGCTCTGGTGTTCGCCCACCACTTTTCGCTCTACCTGCGAGCGCCCGAGGACGCCGATGTCGGCTACGAGGACCTGTTCAATTTGATTGTTAACGGCGTGCCGCAGGGCGGCAGCCTCGCCATGCTGCACACTGCTGTCGATCCTACCTGCGAGCCGATGGATCTCGACCTGCCTACGGCGCAGCGCAACACGGTCGTGATCAGCGCGGACGGCGCCACCTTTGAGTACTTCGAGATCCGGACACGCCTGGTCGAGTTCTGCAATCCGTAAAGGGGAATGCCAATGCAACAGCCAACGATTGTGTTCATGCGCTCGCCCGAGGGCGAACTGAAGGAAGTTACCGTGATCGACCCGAATCAGGATCTCGTGCCACTGATGGTCGCCGGGTATCACCAGGTCCAGGTCGCCGAAATGCCGTCGGCGCCGGAGGAGAAGAAGTAGATGGCGAACATCAACGAACTCATTTGCGGGTGGGGATTTGGAAAGCAGGCCGCCATCGCCACGCCCAACACGCTCGCCAAGATCTGGCGGCACACCAATCTGAATACGAAGCCGTGGGCCAAGGTTCCGGTGAACGAGGACGACCGGGCGGAAATCGGCAAGGGCCACGAATTCCCCACCGCGCTCTTCAAGAGCCACTACAACATGCCGACCTACGAGATCAGCAAGTACTGCTCGTCGGAATTGTTGGCGTGGATGATGGCTTTCTCGCTGGGGAACGTCGTGGTCACCGGCACCGGCCCGTATGTCTACACCATCGTGCCGGCTCTCGGCGCCACCAACCCGACGGGCCTTGAGTTGCCCTATTTCTCGTTCGTGCAGCAGATCCGGCCGGGCGGCTCGGCGGTGCTTGACGAGATGCTGGTTGGCTGCGCGCTCAAGAGCTGGAAGCTTGCGATCAAGAACTCTCCAGGCCGCGCCAGCGCCACGTGTTCCGCCGAGATCGTCACGACCGGCCAGTACGTCTCTCCCAGCGCGATTGTGCTGCCGGCGGCCACCGCGCCTCACGAATTCAACGCCGGCACGATCACGGCGCTCACCTTCAACGGCATCAACTACATCTCCGGCGCAAGCGCAAGCCAATTCGTGTCGCTCGACGCCGCATGGGACAACAACTTCCGGCCAGGGTTCTTCCCAGGCTCGGGCGCGCAGGACGGTTACCAGATCCAGGGGCGCTTCGAATGGGGCGACCGGGCATTCACGCTGCAATTCGTGGTGCGCGTCCAGGCGGGTTCGACGGAGTATGCGAGCCTGATCAACCAGACGACGGGCACGGCCACGTTCACGATGGCCCGCGATGCCAACAACGCCTTCACTATGCTGGTGCAAAAGATGGGGTTTGCGGTGGCTGAGTTGGGTAACACCGATGGGATTGTGACGCTCCAGGTGACCGGCGTGCAACTCTACGATTCCACGAACGGGCTGGTGGCCGTGACGATCACCACGCCGCAGGTCGGCATCGCCCAGTGAGATCCCAATGGAAACGAAAAGCAAATTATTTGACGCCGGCAAGCCGTTTGTGGTGCCGATTCTCTCTGGCGGCGAGAAGCGATGTGAGGTCCGGTTCCCTACGGACGAGGAATGGTGCGGTTGGGCGCGCGCCCAGCGGACGGTACGGCATTTTCTCGGCCGCGGAAAGTCGCAAAGCCAGGACGTCGACTTGCCGAAGATCAACGCGGAACTGTTCGCCAAGATCCGCACCGACAAGGACGGCCCCGAGTTCGACGATGCGGAGGCCGGCATGGTGATCGGCCGCATTGAGCGGTGCGCGGTGGCGGGCATTGACCGCGAGGGGAATAACTACCGGATCGAGATGAAAGTTCCCGGCGCGCGCGTGGTGCATGTCTTGCGCATGCCGACCGCGAAGGAGATGCAGGACCACGAGCGGGCTTCGACCAGCGTGGTCGCGGCACGGCGGTCGGTTGAGACACGGGCGTTCCTGGAGCCGAGCGGCGCGCTCTACGACACGTTGCATATTTCGCACGATGGCTATTCGGGGGCGGTGCCAATCGTGCATAAATCGGCTGCGGTCTCCGAAGTCATCGCCCAGTTGGCGATCGAGGCCGACGAAGACCCGGAATAGCGGCGCCCGGCGACTCGCGGGAAGCGCCGGGCGTCCGCTTCTTGATCCGGTCGGTGCTGCGCCAGGGAACGCTCTGCGGGCCGGACGAGGAATGCCAAGACCGGGTTTTCCGCTGCCGCGAGTGCGGCTACTCCGCGCAGAAGGAGCTGGAGGGATGTCCAGCCTGTGGAGCCGGTTGGAAGGCGATCGACGTCAGCCACGGTCCGGGCTGTCCCAAGAACCTGCTCGAAGAGGCGCTGGACTCGCCAAATGGGGTCCTGGTACGCCGGTGTTTCCGGCTTCTCAACGCGAAGAGCATCGGGCTGACCATCACTCTCGCTGATATTACTGAGGAGGAATTCCGCGTGCTAGAGTTGATCGAGGCCACGCGTCAGGAGCAGATCAGGGCCAGGGATAGCGGCGCTCCAAGCTCTTGGTAGTCGGTTCGATACCGATTATGTCGACTATGAAGGAGTTGGCGGCCCAAGCACGTCTGGACCGGGACGGGGCCGTCAAGTTCATGCGGATGTTAGCCCGCATTTTTCCTGCGTGTCCCGGCTATGGATGCAAACGTTCTCGCCAGGAGAGCCGTCGCTACGTTACCAACGATCCCCGAGACAGCAGCAGTTGCTAGCCACGCCAGACCGTTCGCGACCGCGTGGTTGCTACTGATGTAGTCTCCGGCCACCTTGGCCATTCGGTTGACCAAGCCGAGCCCGTACAGCGTGGGCAGCAGGCATAAAACAACTATGATCGTCACATATGCGAGCTCACGATTGTTGCAACTCGCTATATACCTGAAGTCGATTCGCTCGATCGGGACCGTTTTGCCGAGCTTGTATACTTCGTCGGCGATTCGGAACGCTCGGTAACCCGATGCCGTCGTAATCAGCAGCGCTCCGGCAATTATGAACCAAGGCGTCTGTCGAATGGCGGCACTCGTTGGCTCGAAGTAGATCAGATTTACGATGACGACCCCAATGATCATGACGATCAGGGCGTATGACTTTGCGAGGCTGAGCAACACCCGACTTATCTGAAGGGGCCTCGGGTCAGCTTCCACCAAGGTACCTGCCAGCGGGGGCGTGGGCGGCGCGGCGAGAGGTCTTGTCACTTGGTCACGATGGCGGCGTCGTTGCGATCCCATGCTGTTGCACCTGTCGGGCTAACTCCTGTTTAGGCTGACCCGAATGAAACCGATCCCGGCCGGCCTAAAACGAAACCGCCGGTGGCGAGTCGGGGCGGAAATCTCTCCAATTGTAACGGACTTCCCAAACAAATAAACAAATTTCTTCCATGCTTTGGGCGCGTATCGGTCAGTCCGGAAACTGATCGGTTAGAGAGCTTTTCGTTGTTCTGCTCCGCCCACTTTCCCGCCGAAGGTAGCCATGGCCAGATTCCAGACCGTCATCCGTCGCGCTCGCTTCATCTACTCGCCCTATACCGCTCCCGAGATGCAGGGCTTCGCGCAGGTGCTGGCGGATTCGATCCGGGCGCGCATCCAGTGCGGGCGGAACATCTACGACCAGGCGGCAGCGCCGCTCAAACCTGGGCGGGCAGGCCGGCGCGGCTACCCAGATTACAAGGCGGCACGCGGTCTTCAGCCAATAAGGGATTGGACCTGGAGCGGCCACACCATGCGGTGCCTCAAAGTCCTGACCGCGAACGAGAACCGCGCGGCGATCGGGTTTCTCGATGAAGCTCTGCCTGGCCGGCGGCAAACCGCCTCGCAAATCGCTTTCTACAACAACCAGCGCGAGCGGCAGTGGGGCGTGTCGCCGCGCGACCGTCAGGCCCTCCTGGCGGCGATGCTTCGTCCAATGGTGAGTCTTAAGGCAGCGTGAAATGAGTGACCAGGCAGAGCGAGTCGTTCTGGAGGCCGAGGACCAGGTCACGCCCATAGTGGGGAAGGCCAACGCGAGCCTGGGCAGCTTTGAGGAGAAAGCCGAATCGTCGCACGGCAAAGTCATCCGGATCACGGACCAGACGCGGTCGTCGGTCCAGCGTCTCATCGCCTCGCTCGAAAAGCAGGCGGAAACCTACGGCAAGAGCGGCGTCGAGAAACTGGTGTCGCAGCGGGACCAGCTCCTCCAACGGTACGCCAAGGAGCCCGCGGCCATCGACGCAATCACCAAGTCCTACGAGAGGATGATCGCGGCGCAAAAGAAGATCGACTCCGAGGCAAAGTTCGAGGGTTTCGGCGAGAAAGTAAAACAGTTCATCGAGAATCCGCTGCAGGGCGCGAAGGGAGCGATCGGCGGAGTGCTGTCCGCGATGGGACCGTTCGGCACGGCCATAGCGGGCGGCGCGGCAGCCCTGGGCAGTATTGCGCTCGCCGGTTTCGAAGCGGCCAGGAGCCTGGGCGAGTATGGGACTCGCATCAAAGATGTGGAACTGCGCACCGGCCTCACCGCGAAGGAGGTCGGGCAGTTCGGTTTCGCGGCGCGAGCCGTCGGCCAGGACGTCTCGATTTTCGAGCGGATGATGCGGGGACTTTCGCAGGCCGCCGACGACACATCGAAAGAGGGCGAGAAGGCTCGCGCCACCATGCAGCGGATGGGTGTCACCATGTACGACGCCACGGGCGCCATGAAACCTACTTCTCAGGTCATGGAAGAGATCGCTGAGGGTCTGAATAAACTCCCGCCTGGCTTCGAACGGGATGCGGCGGCGATGGGCCTATTTAAGCGCGCCGGCATCGAGGCCATTCCGGTCATCACCGAACTTACGGAGAATCTGAAGATCGCAAAGGAACACGGATACGGCCCAACCGAGGAAGAGGTCAGGCGGTTTGCCGGATATCAGCGCGAAGTGGCCGAGCTTGAGATGTCTTGGGAACGGATGAAGCGGAGCTTCCAGGCGCCATTGGTCGCCACCGTGAATTTCCTGTTCAACGGTTTGAAGTGGGCCGATTTCATGGTGAGCCTTCCGGGCAAGGTCCTCATGGGGCGGCTTTTCAGCGGAAAGCCCACGGCGACCGATGTGGAGATGGGCGAGACGCAGGGCTGGGGAACTGGCGCCTCGATGTCCCGCTCTGCACATGCGGCCGAGGCGCGGTCCCTGGTTACCAACGACGCCCTGGTCGCGGCGGCCAGGGTCTCGGACCAAAAGAACAAGCAATTGGAATTGGCCGAGAAGAAGCTCGGTGAACTGCAGGGCAGCCTGAAGACCGGCGTTTTCCCCTCGGTAAATGAGCCGGTGCTGAAACAGATTGATCAACAGCGGGATCTGATTGCGAACCTCAAGGCACAGGCGGAAGCGGCGAAGGAACTGAAGGAATTCCAGCGCGTGGCGTCCGAGTTTGAGAAGAAAGGCGACGAAGCGGAGCTTTCCGCCATCGGGAAGATCTATTACCAGCGTGACCTGTTGCTGAAACAGGCAACCAAAGTGGGTGCGTCCGAAGCTCAGATAGCCGCCATACGAAAAGGCGCGGATGAACAGGCGTCCGCAAGTATGAAGAAGTCCTGGGACGAGTTTGAGAAGTTCGATCAGCAGCGGTCTGCCGCTGGTTCGAAGCTGCTCATGTCCATGTTCCTGCCGTCCAGGGAGCAGTTGAAAGAGCAAGGAGACATCTTCGGCGCGCAGGAGCGAATCGCGGACATCGGGGTCGAAGCGCAGCGGGAAGTATTGCGGCGTCAGTCTACGAGCCGCGCCAAAGCCGCGGATACCCCGGAGGAGGGATACCAGATTCGCGTTGACTACGCCATCAAACTGGCAGAGATCGAAGTAGCCCGCATTGAGAAGGAGGACAGCGCGGCCAAGCGTATGGAGATGGCGGCGCGCGCGCAGAAAGACCTGTATACGGAGTTGGCGCAGGCGCAGGACGAGTTGGATGACAAGCGGGCGGCAGCGGAGCAGAAGCGCACCGAAGAGTTGCAACGCCAAACGGACGAGATCCAGAAGGCCTCTTCGGGTCTGTTGCACACGATGTTCACCAAGCCTGCCGACTTCCCGAAGCAACTGGGGAGCACCATCCATGAAGCCATCCTGAAACCGGTTACCGAAGGCATCGGTGGGATGGTGGCGAACGCGATTCACCCGGTCATCTATGGCAGCGACGGACAAGGCGGGCTGTCGGGAATACTCCACGGAGCATTCGGCGGCAAGCAGGACCCGATTACGGTCACCGCCGACAACACCACGGCCACGAAGCAGAATTCCAGCGCCATCAGCTTGTTGACGGCGGTTCTCGCCGGTGCGATGGGAATTGGCGGGCCCGCGATGGCGGCGGCGACCGGCCTGCCTGGCGGCGTGTCGCTTCCGTCGATTTCCGCACCTGCCAGTATGGTGGCCGCGAGTATGCCGCCGGCGTGGGATGGGTACATGGCTGCACCGTCTGCGACATGGAGCCCGGGCGGCGCCGCCGGCGGCTCGGTGGATGGAGGTCACTCGCCCGTGGGCGGCTATTCGCCGGCTCCGTGGGCTAGTGGCGGCGCTGGCGGTTTCGGCGGATTCAGCAGCGGTACGGTGTCGGGCGGGTACAACCCTCTGGCCATGTTGTTAGGTGGCCACGCCGCGGCTGCGGGCGGTGCTTCCAGCCCGCTGGGTGCGTTGGTAGCGGCTGGTCGTACCAGCGCAACAGGGGCGCCCGGTGGCGGCACGGGCGGCCTTTCTGGCATGCTCGGCGGTTTCAAGAGCGCGGATTGGGGCGGGTTTACGCGCTCGCCCTTACAGCCCTACTCCGACGCCACCGACGCCGAAGGCAACGACCTGGTGACCGGCCAGACGGGAGGCAACATCACCGGTGTGAGTGGGGCAGCCGGAGCCGCCATGTCCGCAGGCGGCATGATGCTCGCGCAACGGGGGCTGCTCGGACAGAGCCGCGGCACATGGGCGGGCACGGGGGAAGGAGCGGCTGGCGGGGCGATGATCGGGTTCCAGATGGGGGGCCCGTTGGGTGGAGTGATCGGCGGCGTGGTCGGTTTCGGCATTGGCGTCGGGGAACAGATCGCGGGGGTTAAGTCGCCGGAAAGGGAGGCGTCGGATGACATCAAGCGCATCTGGGGATTGAATATAGGCGCCAGTTCCACCACTGTCCAGCAGATTGTTGCGATTGCCAAGCAAAGCTACGGCGGCAACATCGGGATGGCGGTCCGGTCTTCCCAGGTGCGTGAGTTGCTCCAGCTCTATGCGGAAAGCACGGGGCAGAAGAGCGGTGCGCTGACGGCGCTGCAGGTGCATGCGGCCAGCGTGACGGAAACTGGCGGGCGGCTCTACCAATCGGCGACCTATCTCAACGGGACGCCGTACACCTACGCCAGCCCCTTGCCGACGTGGGGGCCGCCTGGTGGGACGCTGCCCACCAGCAGTCCGATGGGTGGTGGACCCGTGGTTGTGAGCCTCAACCCGCAGCAGACGGTCGATCTGTGGCGTACTGGAACGTCGGCAGCGATTCAAGGCGATCCCCGGGCGGTTGCGCAATCGGCATTGAACGGCAATGGCGCGAGCGCCAACCGGCTGAACTCGGCCGGGATGGCGTTTGATCCAGGAGCAATCTGGTCCTGATCATGCCGGGCTCGGTCGCCAACGCGAGTCCGACGATGGTGCTTCCCTTCTCGCTGTCCACTGTGTTCAGCGAGCAGCGACACTTCGCGGCCCGCGTAAACGAGTATCGCGGCGGGGAAGCGCAGCGCATGGTCCTAGTGGCCACCAGCCGGCGTACGTTCACCCAGACGAAGCGCCTCTGTCCCACGGACCTTCTCACCCTTCGTACATTTCGGGACACCGTGAATCACCGCGCCTTCTATTTCTACCATCCGAAGGAAGGGACCTACGACCCAACCGGCGTTTCGACGACCGGCAGATACACGGTCCGATTTGACGGGAACTGGAGCCAGACTTCCTATATCCCGCGCACCGAAGCACAGATCCGCATGGTTGAAACCGCATGAGCGACACCATTGGCCGCATCACGTTCAGTGCGCCGGTGGTGTCCGGCACGTTTCCCCTGGTCAGCCGGTGGCCCTATGGCCGCGCGCAATCCCGCACGGTGATCGTGCATCAGTTCGGCTCGGGAAACGCGAAGATCGAGCAACGCTTCCTGACAGGAGACGGAGCGATCCGCTTCCTCTTCAAGGACCCCGCGATGACCGACGTGAAGCGCGTTCTGCTGCGCGATTTCTACGACGCGCATCAGTCCACGTTCGTCTATCTGGTCCCGAAGGAAGACGGCACAACCGAACCGCATATCTGCTACTTCGAGGACCAGCCGCTCTCCGTCGATCATCTGATCAGCGCGTGCTCGGTCGGCATCACGTTGGTGGACGTTCCGGCTCCCTCCGCCGCGCCGGTCTACCCGTTGACCGCTACGGTGACGCGCTTCCCCGATGGAACGCTGAACCCAGCGCTGCTGGCACAGGAACACGAAATCATTCCCCTGGTCCGGATTCGCGTGCTCGACACGGAGGTTCCCGATATCTTCCTCTCCGACCGCCGGGTGACCATCGGCTCCCAACTCTATCTGCCGCGGTTACTGCGCATCGGCGACCCAAATTCCGCCGCACTGATGACGCAGTCCATCGATGGGTCTTCCGATGATGTGAGCTTCAGTTTCGGCAACGCGGATCGGGTGATGGTCCAGGTGGCCAACGATGCGCAGCTCCTATGGGCGCGCATCGAGCTTTCGCTATTCCACGTGGGGACAGGGATCAAACTCGACCTATGGGCCGGGTATGTGACCGATTGGCAATCCGATGCGGGTCCCGAGATGACCGTGAGATGTTCGGATATTCTGTCGGCGCTCACAAAATCTTCCCCGGTCGGGCTGGTGTCGCGCACCTGCTGGCGGCGGCTCGGCAAAGACGGGTGCCTGTGGAATCCAGCGAGCGATACCCGCGACCTCGTGCACTTCCCGAGCGCGTTGACCACGAAGTGCGATCTCGGCTACAACACGCCAAATGGCTGCCTGGCGCACGGGGCCGGGACCACCGTGCACGGCTACGGCGCAACGTACTGCTCTCCGCAAGGTGTGCTGCTGCGCTCGGGGAGCATCGGTGTGGTTGCACCCGGCTCGGCCTTTCTTTATAACCCGTTCAGTTGGGTCGGCTTCGGAGCTAAATCCACCTGGTACGCGCGCACGTCCATCATTGCGGATACGATCTACGGCCAGAGCTTGCCGGAAGTCTGGACAAACGACGACGGTATCCCGCAGCGCGCGCTCCTGGTGACGTGTAAGATCGCCGCCGGACGTGACGAAGACGAATTCTACGATGCACTCGGGGTTGTCGGGCGTGGGCCGCTGGGCGCCTTCACGGCGCCGCAGATGTACGATTCCGACGGCGACGGAAAACTCGATTCCTTCGCAGGCTCGACCCTTGACGGGCAGCCCAACCACGGATTCCAGGTCGATTCCAACGGAAACCTGAAGGCCGGGGCGAATGCGACGTACGGCCTGCGTCAGGTACTGGGTACCGATCCCGCCGGCACGCACGACTGGTTTTCCCTGAGTAGGGTGAGCGCCACAGGGAAAGGCTGGTTCACGGATGCAGCCGGCCCTATGGAGGAAGTCGCGTACATGGGCAGCGCCTACAACCTGGTCTTCGCGGCCGGCGTCGCGTTCTGCGAGATCCGGCGAACCAAACCGCCGAAGGATCCCCTGAGTTCGCCTGGACAGCACACGATGATTGCGGCTGTCTCCCAGGGCCTTACCGGTTTCGGTTGGACGGCGCCGGGCGCGCGCACCACCATCCCCGCCTGTACGAATCCGTTCTGGGTCGCGGTGAACACGTTTCTCTCGGCTATCGGATTGTCCGGCGCCGCGGCTTCGACACAGGAGCAATATTTCGACGTGGCTTCGGCGGTCGCCAGCGCGGCGATTGCCGATACCTCGGTGGCGCGGATCATCGGCACGGGATCGGAGATTCAGTTTCGCTTCAAGGGATCCATCGACGACCGCAAACCGACGCGCGATTGGTTACAGGCGGTCTTGAACTCCGGGACCGGCTACTACGTCTGGTCCTTCGGAAAGTTGAAAGTGGGCTGCCGGGAGAACGCCTCGGTGGTGAGCGCGTTCACCGGCGGGAACATGCTCTTCAACACATTGCGTCTGGCCCCGGTCATCCCGAAATTCGAGAAATTGACGGTTTCCTTCGCTGACGAAGAATACCAGTTCCAGAGCAACACGATCGACCTGACCGATCAGGATCACGCGGCGCGGAACAACCGTTCGCAGAATCCCCTCGCCGCCACGTTTGCGATTTCGGGATGTTCCACCAAGTCCCAAGCGGGACGCATCGCTATCGTCCGCTCGCGCGAGGAACTCGGCGGGATCACTCAAGCGGAACAGGACAGCGCGCGGCTCGCGAGTTGGAAGACGACAATTCTGGCGCTCGAAACCGAAGCCGGCATGGTGGTCAGCGTAGCGGATCCGGATATCCCCGCGGGCACCGGAAAGTTCCGCATCCAGCGGTGGTCCCTCAATCGCGACTGGTCCATCGAGATTCAAGGCCGTACCGTTACCGACTCGATGTACGACATGACGGCGGGGCCGAAGCCGGCGGATGTGACGCCCGCACCCATACCCGGCGAAGCGCCCCATGCGACTGGTCTGCCCTTGCCCTGGTCGCCCGGCTACGTGGCGCCGCTGGTGGGTGACGCGGTTTATCCGGCAGGGCTTTCCGGGCCGGGGAACTTTGGAGTGCAACCCGTCTACGGCATCGACGCGCAGGGGAATGGAACGCTTTCCCTGGCGATCAAAGGGTCGCCGCCGATCAACAGGCTCTCCGCACTCACATCAGCGGTGCTTCCCCCCTCGATTGCGTGTGTCGCGGGAACCAGCGGCAGCTTGGCGCCGGGGACTTACGTGGTCGCGGTTTCAGCCTTCGACACTGGCACTCCCTATGCAAACACCGGGTATTCGAACCAGGTGACCGTGACCGTTCCTGCAGGACCGTCGACCGGATCGATCGCACTGACGGTCACGTGGCAGCCTGGATCGAACGGCGGCGATATCTACATGGCGTCGACGGACTCCAATCACAGCTTCCACCTCCAGGCGGGACTGGCGGCGGGACAAACCACAGCAACCGTGACTTCGTTCAACCAGTCGACCGCGGGCGGTCCCGATCCGAAGTTCGATCACCTCGCGGTGAAGTGGAAGAAGATCATTCACGGGGGCGTCTGGGCGCAACAGGTCCAATCGCGCACGGGCACGGTCGGCACCTCACCCGGCACGATCACCATTGCCGACCCAAGCAACGGCACCACGCTGAACCAGTGGGCCGGCTACACACTCACCCTACTCGCCAAATACGACACGGCCACGGAAATCAAGATTCTCAACATGCCGGTGCTTTCGAACACGGCGGCATCGGGAGGATTGTTCGTATTGGCGATCGGTCCCAATTCCGTCGGCGATCAGTTGGTCGATCTGACCACGCTCCTCGATGTGGGCGATCTGGTCGTGATGCGGACGAAAGCGACCTTCACGCCCTACGGCTTCAGCGATCCCAACATCGCTAATTCCTACTACCCGAGCGGCATGAGCGGAGTGGAAGCCGGCCATCTGGCCATGGTGATGAGCGGACCCGATGCCGGCGACGTTCAAACCGTCGGCTCCGTCTCTCTGGACAGCAATGGGCACTACACCGTCGTGAACCTCGCGGGCGCTTGGGAAATCACCCCGAACACGGGCGATATCGTGATTGTCGTCGAGGCTGCGTTCTCACCGGAAGTCAAAACGCAGCGCTTCTCCATTCCCAACAAAGGCTCCTTTACCGGCGTGGTGGCGCAACCCAACGTGCTCAATCTGGCGGGAGGCGCTGGCGCCTGGCTGTTCCTGGTAGCTACCGAAGACTCCTCCAACGCCCGCGGCTCCGACTCGCTCGCGCCCGTGCGCGAGCTCTATTTCATGGGATCGGGCGGGACGCGAGCTATCACGGCAAGCTCGACGATGCTCATTACCGATGGCCTGGTGGAGTGCGATACCAGTGCGGGCGACATCGTCTTCACCCTGCTGCCCTTCGCGCAGATTCCCAATCGCGTGATCGAGGTCCGCAAGTTGACCGGCGACGCCAACACGGTCACAGTGCAGGTCGATCAGACCCCTGGCAACACCGATGCATTTCCGGGGGGTGTGACGGCGATCCTTCTGACCGACAACTCGACCAACTACTTCGTGCAGATCAAGGTGCCTGGATGAGTAGAGTAGCGATTCTCTTAGGTGGCGGCGCAACCGGCGGGGCGCCCGTTCCAGTGCTTGCGCCCGGACCGTTCACGATAGTTTCCGCTGCCGGCTCTTACGCCGCCGATAGTGGCGTGCTGACTGTCACGGTGACCGTAACACCGCCTAGCCCGATGGGTACGACGGTTGGCGGGCACATCTATCTGGAGGTGCCGGACACTTCGGTCACCGGCTCCGGCCCCGGCAGCTTCGTGGCCGGATCATCTCAGCTCGGCGGCGGTCACGATCTGCGCGGCGCCTGGAAGACCTTCGACGCAGGCGCCTATCCGTACGTGGCCGCGCAGCAACCGTGGACCGTCGCATTCCCGGTCCAGACGCGGACACTGAAAGCCGGGGGAACCCCGACGAATGTCAGGATCTATGTCAATGCCTACTCTGCGGCCGACGAGCCGGTGCTGGTGCGCGCCGGTACGGCCGGGGCGACGCCGAGCATCGTCATCACGGTGGATCCCAACGTCGCTAAACCCGGCTCCGGATCTGCCAACGCACCGAACGTCACAGGGGTGACGGCGACCGTCCTCACTAATGACAACAGCACGGGCAAGCTCCGGACGCCTATCGCGGTGACTATCGCCACCCTGCCGAACCCCGTGCCCGCTGGATGGGGTTATGAGGTCTGCCTAACGTGGTTCAACGCCTTCCCCGATTACACCGATCCGAACGTCGGCCAGGTGGCGAGCGGCATCTTCAACACGGCTGGGTTGGTACCCAGTGGTCCTGACGGCGTGGCGGTGCCACACACGCTCCTGCTTGACACGCCAGCATCGATTCAACAGGGTGTTGTGTGGATTCGTGCCTTGCTCAAGGACTCGGCGGGCAATATCCGGCGCAACTCCCTCGTGCCCGGCGTGACGCCCGGCGCCATCATCACCCTCGGCACGACTACCGGCACGACGGATCCGACACAGTTGTCCAACGTCGATCTGAACCTGGGTCTCGACCATACCTCGGGTAAATGGGGCATCCTCACCGTGCCGATGGACAAGGCCATCAACGCGTCTTCGGAATTCCACATCGATCCGGCAACCGGCAAGTGGTCGATGGCTTCGGTCGATCTGCTCAAGGCCGTGAACACGTCCGCGGAATTCCACATCGATCCGGTGAGCGGCAAATGGTCGATGAACACCGTCGACCTTACCAAGGCCATCAATGCCAGTTCCGAGTTTCACATTGATGCCGGCACCGGCAAGTGGTCGATGGCGAACGTCGACATGTCCAAGGCGAGCAATTTGAGCGCGCAGTTCGCGCTCGTCGGCCAGACGCAAACGCTTACCAACATCGCCGCGGACCTGATGGTGACGGGCCGTCTTCAGGTGGGCGGCGGCAAGATTTCGCTGGCTAAGTTCTTCGACAACTCATCGAACCTGATCGGCTTCATCGGCGACGACACGACCACATCCAGTAATCCGGGCGGCACCGGCTATAACGGCGCATGGTTCAAGCGTGTGGGGATCGGGGGCGCTGCGCCGACAACCCCGGCCTTCTTCGCGGATTCGTCGGGCAACGTGGTCGCCGCGACGCTGTATGTCGGCGATGCCTCCGGGGCCTACGGGTCCATTGGTGCATCGAGTTGGTTTAAGCGAGTGGGCATCGGCGGCACGCTGTCCGTCCCGAACTTCTACGCGGATAGCTCGGGCAACGTGATCGCAACGTCGGTGCTGATCGCCGACGCCAGCGGCTCAGCCGGGTTCATCAACTCGACCGGCTCCTGGGTCAAGCGGCTGGGCGTGGGCGGCACCAGCGGCGCACCGGGGTTCTATTCCGACTCGGCGGGAAATTGTGTCGCGGCCACGCTGTACGTCGGGAATGCCAGCGGGGCGTACGGCTTCATCGGCGCGGCGAGCTGGCTGAAACAGGTTGCGATTGGCGGTTCGAGTCAGTACGACTCGTCCAACCAGATCGTCGCCGATGTGAATGGCACCCTGCGAATACCTGGCGGCCTGGTGGTGGGGTCTGTGGCCAATGCGACGAATGCAGGCACTGCCGCCGTGTTCCTGGGAACGGTGCTGATGTCTCAGCTCGGCAGTGGCACGCTGCCCGTCGGCGTGGTCTATGCGGGGCAGATCAATTGCAGCCAACTGAACGGCGGCACGATCAACGCTTCGATCACGATGAATTCGCCGACGCTCAACATTAGTGGCGGCGCGTTCACGATCAACTTGGACAGTTCGAACGGATTCCGATGCTCCGGCAACAACACGATAGCAACCATCACCTGCGGGGCAGGATTCGGCGGTCTCGCGGCCGGCTTACAGGTGGCCTCCACGCTAAATTCCCTGAAGGCGTATATCCAGGCCGACGGAGCCTACCTGTTCAACCAGAGCGGAACGAACGTTGCCGCGTTCAACGTGGACGCCAGCAGTAAAGGTCACCTGTGGGTGAGCGACTATGTTCAGGCGGACACGGGCTTCTGGGTAGGCTTCTCGCAGGTTGTTAACTCGTCCGGTCAGTTCTGCGGCGCCGGTGTTTACACGCCTTTGTACGGCCTGGCTGCCGCGGGGTTTAACCCGATCATCAGCGGAACGCAGTATTACGGTGGCACGCAGACGATTGTCATTGGCGGCGTCACCCTAACGTTCAAGGGTGGCGCCTTCATCTCAGCGGTATAAGCCATGAGCCAACCGCGAATCAAACCACAGGGAGTCAATCGAATGAACAACAAGTCCGAACACACGGCGAATGCTTCGTCGACGCACCTCAACGGAGCGCCAGCGCCAGAACCTTCATCCCTGCCCGTCGCCGGGCCCGCCAAGATGCTCAAGGTGAGTAAGCGCACCGCGGGCGCGATCCGTCAGGGAATCGAGCACGCAAACGCGGCGGCGGTGGCAGTGCAGATCGCAGAGGACCGCTTGAAGCAGGCGCGGCAGGCCTTTCAGTCTGTCGCCAATACCAACCAGGGCTACGTGGTCGCCCTGATCGAAGACGGCGGGCAGCGGCCCGAGGACTATGGAAATTTCGGCCTGTGGGAAGAGGGCGGCGAGATCTACCTTCGAGCTACGCCCGCTGCTGGTAATTGAAACGCGAGGTGGGTCATGGGATGGCTGACACGAACGAACTGGGTTGATGGGGACCAGCCGAGCGCCGCCGACTTCTCCGCGCCGGGCCTAGATCTGCGCACCTGGGGCGGCACGGTCGACGCGGGCAACAACCCGCTCGTCAACCTATCGCTGTTGCGGTTCACTCCCGCCGCGCTGCCATCGGTGCCGTCTGCTGGCTCCTTCGCGTATGACCAGGCTGCATCGAATTTGAAATGGTATGACGGCACGCAGTGGTGGGTGCTCGGCGGAGCTAACGCCGCGACCAAATGGGATGTAGGGTCCGGTGTCCCAGCGGTCGGGTTTGGCACCGCTGGCGACTTATACCTCGACTCGGCGAGCGGCAACGTCTACGGGCCGAAGACGACCGTATGGGGTTCGGTGATTATGAACCTCAAGGGACCGAGCGGATCTACCGGCGCAACTGGCGCGACAGGAGCGACTGGATCTACCGGCGCTACGGGAGCGACCGGGTACGCGCCGCTCTACATCGTGGCAGCTGGCGTCCCTGGAGGCGGCACCGGCAACAACGGCGATATGTACCTCAACTCGGCAACGAGCGATGTTTACGGCCCCAAGGCTGGCGGGGTCTGGGGCGCGGTGGTGTGCAACATCAGGGGCGCCATTGGCGCGACCGGGCCGACCGGCGCGACGGGCGCCACCGGAGCACAGGGCATCCAAGGGCCGATCGGCTTGACCGGGAGTACTGGTGCGACCGGAGCCACTGGCGCAACCGGGCCGACCGGCTTGACCGGATATTCTCCGGTTTACGTCGTCGCGGCAGGTGCTCCACCGGCAGGCACCGGCAACAACGGCGATATGTACATCAACTCGGCAACGAGCGATGTCTACGGCCCGAAGGCCGGCGGAGCCTGGGGCAGTGTGGTCGCGAATATCAAAGGCGCAACCGGCGCAAGCGGAACAACCGGCGCGACTGGTTCGTCGTCCGTCTGGTCGAGCGGCGCTGGCGCTCCCGCCGCGGGTCTGGGAAACAACGGCGACATGTACCTCAACAGTTCGACCGGCGACGTGTACGGCCCGAAGACGGCCGGCGCGTGGGGGAGCGTCGTCAAGAATCTGGTCGGGCCTCCTGGGAGCGGCATGTCTGACCCTGGCTCGAACGGGATCATGAAACGCACCGCGTTGAACACGGCGGGCGTTGCTGTTCTCGGGACCGATTACTATGGGCCGGGTGGCACGATTGCGGTTGGCGATCTTCCGGCAGCGGCGGTGCTGACGAGCGGCTCCTACTCCGATCCTACGTGGCTCACGATCAGCAAAACCAAGGTCGGCCTGAGCGCGGTCGAGAACACGGCGCTTTCGACCTGGGCCGGTAGCGCCAACATTACCACCATCGGCACGCTCGTCGCGGGCACGGTACCATGGGCGCGCTTGAGTAGTGTGCCATCCACTTTCGCGCCGTCCGCGCACGCGTCGGCGCACGCTGGAGCTGGAGCCGATCCGATTACCAGCCTCGGGGCTGTCACCCACACTGGCAACCTGATCTTCAGCGCAGATAACTCGTACGACATTGGCGCGTCGGGAGCTACGCGTCCGCGCAACTTGTACGTGGCGGGGACGGGCACGTTCGGCGGCGCGATCGCAGCCAGCCAGTTCAACGGCTCTGGTGCGGGCCTGACCTCCGCGACGGTGCCCATCGCATCGCTCGCGGCTGGCGACTACAGCGGCAAGGTCACAAGCGGCACGTACTCGATCACCGCTGCGAATGCAACGACAGTGGGCGGCTTGGCCGTTGGTGCAACGACTAACAACGCGGCAAACCAGATTGTTCGCACCGACGCGAGTGGTTACATCGAATGTTCTTATCTCAATACGTCTTCCGGGGATAACAGCACAACGGCGATCGCCCGCGTATACGCATCCAGTGATGCTTACCTTCGCTACTACTCCCTAGCCAATTTCACTGCCCAGGTTGTAGCGGCGGCACCGGCCAGCATGATGACCGCCGATATCGTGTACGTGATCGACGGCGGAGGATCGGTGGTGACCACCGGCATCAAGGGCGACCTGATCGTGGATTTCGCCTGTACGATCACAGCTTGGACGCTGCTGGCCGATCAAACCGGCAGCGTGGTGGTGAACATCTGGAAGGTGGCCTACGCGTCTTATCCATCGACCAGTGCCAACAAAATTACTGCCTCTGCGCCGCCGACAATTTCAGCAGCGGCGAAGGCGCAGAGCGCCACGCTGACCGGCTGGACAACGACAATCGCGGCGGGAGATACGCTGCGGATTAACGTGGATTCGATCACCACTTGCACTCGGGTTGTGGTCTGTTTGAAGGTTACGAAGACTTAGTATGGCAATCGCTCTAGTTACACACGCACTTGGCACCGCTGCCTATTCCACATCCGTAGCCTCGTTCGATTCAACTGGGGCCAACCTTCTGGTGGTGATTGGGGCTGCTGTCAGTGGTGTGCCAACCATCGCCGACAACAAGGGCAACACCTGGATTGCATTAACCACCCGGGTGGCCGGATCACTAGATGCTCGAATGTGGTACGCCAAGAGTCCCATTGTGGGGTCTGGTCATACGATCACGGTTAGTTCTCCCACGTTTGTCCGCTGCTGTGCGGCTGCGTTCAGCGGCGCGCACGCCACTGCCCCGCTGGATCAAGATGCCGGAGCTGCTACCCAGACAACGGCCATTTCAGCCACCATCACCCCCAGTGCGGGTGGTCAGTTGGTGGTCGGCGTTAGTGCCAATAACGATGGATCGGGTGCCTCTTGCAACATTTTGTCACTGCTTGACCAAGTACCATTCATCGGGGGTAGCTCGGAGGGTGTGGCGCTGGCCTATGAAATCCAGGCCGCTCCCACTGCTCGGACAATCACCTGGCAAGCCAGTGGGGCAAGTGACTACTGGGCTTGCGAGTTAGTTAGCTTCCAGCCAGCGGTGGCCTGGGTGCCGCCCACCGCGGCGACGCCCACTTTTAACAACGGGGCTGGGACTTATCCGGGTAGTGTGACGGTGACGTTTTCCAGCACGTCGCCTGGGGTGACCTTCCGTTACACCACTGATGGCAGCACCCCCACCTCTAGCGCTGGCACCATCGGGTCCTCGGTGACTCTTACCACAAGTTGCACGCTGAAAGTGATGTGTTACCTAACTGGCACATACACCGACAGTGGGGTGGCGACGGCGGCTTATACGATTGCAAAAGGCGGCAATCAAGCCGCGATCTGCGGATAAAGGAGTAACATGGCGACTTACTTAGAGCTAGCAAACCTGGCGAACGATGGGAGCTTTTTGGCTCGGATCGGGTACGCAATCGGCAAATATGCCTCTTACATTCAAAACGAGGATCCGGGCACGGCGAACCACGCGGCGCGCCGCAACTGGCAACTGAAGGCCCAGGCCAACATCCCGGCCATGGCTGCGAGTCTGGTACAGGCGATTGGCCTGGACCCCAACGTCGTAGCGGACCTGAGCGCCGTTACGGACGTCAACCTGCAGACGGCCACCGAGACGGCGGCGAACAGCCTGATTGGGGCGCCGGTCAGTTACGTCGATCTCAATGCCCTTGCGAATGACAATACGTTTCTGCGTCGCGTCCAGATCGCGGTGGCCCACTTTGCCAACTACATCCTCAATGAACAGCCCAACACTGCCAACCATCCGGCGCGGTACGCCTGGGCGCGCAATTCGATCCTCAACACGCAGGGAGTTGCGAACGCACTCGCGCCAGCGGTCGTGATGGATTCGGTGGTTGGCTCGGCTCTGTTGGGCACAACCGACGCGCAGCTTCAGTCTGCGGTGGAGTTCGAGGCGCAACAGTTGTTGCTCTAG